AAGGTAAGTAGTTATGTCCCAAGAGGGCTTTTTACAGTCTGCGGATGATGGGCAGGTCGAAATTCTCGATCCAACCTCAGAAATGCCGGGGCTGGCTGGTCACATCCAAAATAAGTTTGAAGATTCTGAAAACGGCAGACGTACGTACGAACAACGTTGGTTGCAAGCGTATAAAAACTTCCGTGGAATTTATGATTCTTCTACACAGTACCGCGATTCAGAAAGGTCTAAGGTATTTATCAAGATTACCAAGACTAAGGTGCTCGCGGCATACGGGCAAATTATTGACATCCTATTCGCCAATAAAAAGTTTCCGATTGTTGTAGAGAGTTCTCCTGTTCCAGATGGAATTGTTGAGTTTGCACACTTAAAAACGCCTGCTGATCAGTTACAAAGTCCGTTTGGATTTCCGGGAGATGGCTTAGACCTAGAGCCGGGAGAGACTGAGGTTAATTTTGGTAAGTACAACCAAATGGCAGACCAACTTGCTGAAGGTCCGTCAAAAGTAGGAGAACCTCAGTTTAAGCCGGCAGAAGAAGCCGCTCGAAAACTTGAAAAGCACATCCACGATCAGTTGCTAGACACGAACGCTGTAAATGTCTTACGTAACGCAATCTTTGAAGCTTCGCTACTAGGCACAGGCATTGTTAAAGGGCCGTTTAACCACTACAAGCGTGTCCATCGTTGGGAGCGCGGAGAAACCGGAGAGCGGGAGTACGTGCCTACGGAAGAAGTCGTTCCGAGGATTGAGCACGTTTCTGTTTGGGACTTTCATCCAGATCCTTCCGCAACAAGTATCGAAGACTGCGAGTATGTAATTCAACGACACCGTATGAATCGCCAGCAATTACGCGCTCTAATGAATCGCCCGTATTTTAATGGGACGGCCATTGAAAACACACTCACAAAAGGCCCGAACTACGAAGACAAGTACTACGAAGATACCATTCGTGAAGACGATACTGAACCTTACTACCAAGAAAACAGGTTTGAAGTCCTCGAATACTGGGGTGTTCTCGATGCAAAGTTTGCCCGTGAAGTAGGGATGGAGTTACCTGACATTGTGTCAGAGTTAGACCAAGTGCAAATTAACGCATGGGTATGCGGCACTGAGGTCCTCCGTTGTGTTCTCAATCCCTTCACACCTTCGCGTATTCCGTACCACGCATTTCCTTATGAGATCAACCCTTACCAAATCTGGGGTGTAGGCGTGGCAGAGAATATGGAAGATGCTCAGATGCTGATGAATGGTCATGTCCGCATGGCTATCGATAACTTAGCTCTGGCGGGCAACCTCGTATTTGACGTAGACGAAGCAAGTCTTGTTCCCGGCCAGAACTTCGATATCTTCCCCGGAAAAGTATTTAGACGTCAATCCGGAGTGACGGGTACAGCAATCAACGGGCTGAAGTTTCCTAATACTGCACCCGAAAACATCCAAATGTACCAGATATCTCGCCAGCTAGCAGATGAAGAGACAGGTATCCCATCAGTCATGCACGGTCAGACAGGTGTGACTGGAACTGGGCGTACATCTTCTGGTCTATCTATGCTGATGAGTGCGGGCAACATGTCCGTCAAGACTGTAGTAAAGAATATCGATGACTTCTTGTTAAAGCCCATCGGTGAAGCGTACTTCCAATGGAATATGCAATACAACGACAAGGCCCCTGACATCGTCGGAGACCTGAGCATTAAACCTCGGGGTACCTCCGCAGTCATGCAAAAAGAAGTCCGCTCACAGAGGCTTACAACGCTTCTCCAGACGGTTGCGAACCCGATGCTCGCTCCGTTCATTAAATTACCTAACCTCGTTAAAGAATTGGCAATCTCTCAAGACATCGATCCTGAAGAACTCGTCAACGATATTAACGAAGCACAGTTGTACGCGCAAGTACTACAAGGACTTCAAAATGCTCAACAAGGAACAGGCCCAGCGGGTCAGCCCGCTGGTTCACCACCCGCAGGCATGGGAGGCCCTGACGGCGTACCTAACGGACCTCCACCAAGTGACGCTTCGGGGGTTGGTGACGGCACAATCGGAACGGGAAATGTACCAGTTGCAGGGGAAGATGGTTTTACTGGAACTCCTCCTGAACCTCAAATCTAACCACCAAAGCGTGGTAGACGCGGAGAAATAAGAAGATATGGGGTGGAACGGAGACTACGAATCAGAAGCGTACGGAGTAGATAGTTCTACCTCCAGTACCTCTACGTCAACGAGCACCGACAACGGAAACGACAACAACGATTTCTTTACCGGTACTTTTGACAACCCCGGCGAACCGGGTTTCTCTGGTCCTTCTTATCCCGGACAGACAGGACTTGACTCCGACGGAGATTTTTACTCTGCCTCTGACGTAGGGGTACCTACAGACGACTACATTCCCGGATGGTCAGTGCTGGGGTACCCCGGACCTTCGTACGATCAGCCACAAGATATGTTCGATGTTGTGGGCGACTACTACAGCAACATCATGGACATGGGCCTACCGGAGTCAGACGGAGACTCTTCGGGTGGTCTAGCTCCGCCGAGTTCTGGAGGCGGAAATTTACCGACCAGTTATTACACAGAAACTGGTATCCCCGTTACCGACTACAGTATGACACGGGAAATGATTGAAACCGGCTATCGTACTGTCGGGTTTCAAGGGCTTATGGAGCCTGCGAAAATTGGGCCTAAAGCCGCCGTCGATTTCCCGGAAGAATACTACACGTCGACATTCTTGTCGCGTGAAAAACAACTTCGTGCTTCAAAGCGAATGACAGATGTTGAAGCGCAAGCATACGCAGACTATCTCGGCCTTAGTGTTGAGATTGAAAAACGGGAAGAAATTACCGGAAACGTTGTCGAACGAGCACTCGAAACTGTTGCACGTTCTTTTGCGGATCAAATTAGCGCACGTTTTGGGGCACCAGCCGCAACTCCTTATGTCGCGGGCTTACAAGAAGACTACCTCGGTAAGGTCACTGATGACTACGCTCTCACGGATTTTATCGGGAACGTTATTGGTATGAAAGTTCCCGGCGGTGCAGAAGTTGACACTGCTCTTTCCGAAGACATTACCGGTCGCGAAATGGGAGAAAGGATTAGCCAAATTGGTACAAGTATGTTTGGCGACACTAGCGTTATCGGTACCCCTCAAGAGATTGAGCAAATGTGGGCCGATTCACGTGCTGAAGCAGATGCAGAAAGAGCTCGTGGTGGAGATGACCCTACAGTAACAACAACAGTCAGCCCTGTTGGGGCGGCCCTCACAAGACCGCGCAGTCGTTTACTACGCAGTTTCTTAGGCGTAGCAGGACCGCGAATTTATCCTTTGTTTTATAAAGAAGGCGGAGTAGTGCAAAAAAAAGCAGTAGGCGGAGAAACACTAGATCAGCAGATGCAGGGTGCGATGCAAGAACCTACATCTGGGGATGGTCCTACAGGTTTTGTAGGAGACCGCCCAGAAAACTTGTCTGAAGCAAAGACGGTTGCTGATGATGTGCCTTTAGAGGTTGAAGAGGGCACATTTATTATCAATGCGGCCGCTGTAGAATTTGCAGGATCTGAAGACATCAAACAAATGATTCTTGATGCAATTTATGAAGCAAGGGCTCAAGGTGTTGACATTTCAGGGGATGAGAATAAAATAGAGAGGGAAAGAGCAGTATCTTTACTTGTTTCAGAAGGTGAAGTTGTTGTTCCTCCTTTGCTAGCTAAAATTATTGGATACGACAAACTTAATAAGATCAACAACCGTGGCAAACAGGAAGTTGAAAAGCGTGTTCAAGAAAACGGTCAGAGCCAAGAAGCTGAAGCCCTAGACGAACAGCCAGCTAATCCTTCGGAAGGAGCGGCGATGGCTCCGGGTGGCACAGCGGGGGATATTCTATTTGAAGAAATGCCCTACGCAACGGTAGAAGGTCCAGAAAATCGGGCTCGAGTTTTAAACAAAGCAAAAGAGGCTGACCCCGAAGGTTTCGCTGAAATTCAGAGAAAAAATACAGACGACTTAGCGGATTGGATGAACATATCCCAGTTTTACACTGATGATTATGTAGCTAAGAGTCCGGCCCCTATACAAAAGTTAGATCGGTTTCTTTTGGAAAACGCGGCCTATAACATGAGCGTTCAGTACGGTTCAGAAGATAACATGTTTATCATGCTCGGGGAACGCGGAAAAGATCCTGATCCAGCGAGGGGTTTAAAGACGGGTAGAGTCGGGGACAAGGATGCCATAATAACGCTTCCCGGTGAAGAAAAAGACGCTCCTCTTCTTTACCATGAATCTGGGCATGTAGCGCAACCTAGAGATTTAGAACAGAGCACTTTGCAACTGTTAAAAAACCAAGCTACAGACTTGTTTAAATCTTTAACTCGTCCTGCGGGAGAACCGGGTAAACCTCAAGAAGAAGTTGCTGTTACTTCACTCGATTTGTATCGCGCACTTCACCAAGGTGACACTGAAAAAGTCATCGGTTCTATCGAGTATTTAAACTACCATTTTAAGAGGCAAGGATTTGGACGAGAATTTGTTCCTGACTTTACTACAGACGAGGGCGTTGAGAAACTAGCAAGAAACGCCGCTGAGTACGCGCTAGAAGTAGTCGACAGCCAAAATCTGTACTCCAAAGAAGAAAAACAAAGTTTAGTACAGGATATAACAAATTCGTTTACGAAAAACGCCGAAACAATAAAGAAACTTGGAGCGGCTTATCGTAGCGGTGAATACAACCCTACCGTTGAAGCTTACAGAAGAAACAGGATGGCCCCCGGCGGGTTTGTTTCCGCAGAAGGGCAGGGTAGTACCGGTAAAACAGATTCTAGTGCGTACAAACAAGCTAATGTTGCCGCGACGTACGAAGGTGATGGTTTTGTCGTACGTCCTCGAGCTAACTACGATGAACGAACAAACACTCAAGAGTACCCCGACGGCGTCGTCGTAAACGAAAAAGGTAAGAGCATCGGTTTTGCGATGGACGGTCAAATGTTTTTGTCTGACGATAAGTCCATCCGAGCAGGTTTTGAACGTCAAGCTACAAACACTGAAGGTCGCGTAAATCTTCCGGAACAGTACGGCGGCGAGACAATTGAATTTGGCGGGGGATCAAAAATGAAGCGTTACAACATGGGCGCGACATTTGGACCTCTCGATGTTGACATTAGTAAGACACAACTTCCCGGTGGCGATAGCGTTATGGGAGGAAGTGCTCGGTACAGATTCTCAGAGAGCGGTGACGTTACTCTGGAAGCAATGGATGATGGTCGCTCCGGCCGCATCGCATTAAATTATCGATTTTAACGGCTACCCCACAATTCCGTGGGCCCCGTGAACACACTACGGCTACCCTCAGCCATGAGGCCCCGTGAGATAGGAGACTAAAATGGCAAAACAACGTGGACATCGCGCAAATAAGGCAAACGACTCTTTCGGAACAGTTAACGACGATAGCTTATATCGTGGCAAGTATCGAGAGGAAGTTTACCAAGATGATGATGAAGTGGTAGAAGCTCAGGACCCCTCAGAAGAAGAGGCTACTCCCGAGAATGAAACAAGCTTCGCAGAATCCCGAGAAGGTTCTGACACAGACTACAAGAAACGGTATGACGATTTAAAACGTCACTACGACACAAAGCTCGAAGAGTGGAAGCAAGAACGAAATGAACTTGCGGAGGCTCGTCAAGCAGGTAGAGAAAGTGGGCTATCTTCCACAGAACTTCCTAAGACCCCCGAGGACTTGGAAGCATTTAGGAAAAAATACCCAGATGTCTATGCCATTGTCGAGACAGTTTCTTCATTGCAAGCAGAGAATCGTCTGAAAGAGCTTAAAGAAGAAGTGGACTCTCTTAAAGGTCAAGAGAAAAAACTCAAAGTTCAATCAGCGTATAAAGAGTTGCTTGCAAAGCATCCGGACTTTAATGACTTGAAGACCAATGAAAAGTTTTTGATGTGGCTCGATGAGCAACCTCAATCTATTTCAGACGGTATCTACAAGAATAATACGGACGCAGTCTGGGCATCGCGAGTAGTTGACCTGTACAAAGCTGACATGGGTGTGACTACTAAAAAACGCAAGTCCTCAAAAGATGACGATCCAGCCGCATCTGTATCTGCCCCTAAATCAAAAGATGTAGCAGGGGAAACAACAAACAGTAACGGCAAAATCTGGAAAGCATCTGAAATCGGTAGATTGAAGCCGTGGGAATTCGAGAAGATTGAAAAAGAAATCGATGCCGCACGTGCTGAAGGCCGAATTGATTATAGAGCATAAACTTTAACAACCTAACTATCTCATAATAAGGAAGGGTAACAACATGGCTTTTAATAGCGCATCAGGTTATAACAACCTGCCTTCAGGTAACTTTACTCCTGAGATTTTTTCTCAGAAAGTCCTGAAGTTTTTCCGTCGCGCCTCTGTCGTAGAGGATATCACAAACACTGATTATGCAGGTGAAATCGAAAACTACGGTGACACTGTTCGCATCATCAAAGAACCTACAATCACTGT